AATATATTCGCTGATCTGTACCAATTAGCACCAAGCGGACCGTATGAAACCGTGTATGACTTTGGAGACATTACATATAACGAAGATGAAGATAGAGCGAGATGGTACAGCTATGTTACTTCCAACAAGATTCCATTCTGGTACTATCTAGTTAAATTTGAGGGATTCAGTGAAGAAGAAGCAAAAGCACTTGAAGAAGAAGCACAACCGAAAGAGCCAGACTTATTCGGTGCAAGCGGAGAGGAGTGAAAGCATGGGAAAGTACAGGATTGAAAAATACCTTGAATACCTTAATGGCGAAGATGTAAAACTGCCCGAACCATTTACAAAACAAGAAAAGCTGTTGTACAACATCTGCGAAAAAGGAGTTACAGGCAGTACAGAAACAGACAAAACATTATCGCAAGAGGGCAAGCCTGCGGATGCGGCAGTAGTTGGGAAGATGCTAGATGCGGCACTAATGGTAAAAGACCCAGAAGAATAGGCAGGTGGGATTATGTTAACACCTACCTATCTCTGGTATGTGCCAGAAAAGGCAGAGAAGCAAGCGGAAGAATTGCATAACAAAATTGTATCTGTAATCATTGAACGAATGATGATAAGGCTAGGACGTGGGGAAGATTACCTTTTCACACCTGTTGACAAGTGGCAGATGGATGTATTGCAGGATGCAGGGTATATCTTGCAAGCGGTGCAGGAAGAGATAGCACAAACGACAAAGATAAGTATTGCAGAGATCGCACGCACTATGAAAGAAGCAGGAATCAAGGCTCTTGAATGGGATGATGCAGTATATAAGAAAGCAGGTCTTGAACCAACACCCCTTAATGAGAGTCCTTATATGCAACGATTGATCCAGAGGAATTATGAAAAGACCAATGGAGAGATGCATAACTACACCGGTACAATGCCGAACGCCTGCCACGATAATTACATAGATGCAGTAGACAAGGCATACAACCAAACTGCAAGCGGTACAACAAGCTACACAGAAGCTGTCAAAGAAGCGGTTAACGACATTATAGACAAAGGGGCAGACGTAACCTATCCAAGTGGACGTAGAGACAGCATAGAGACAGCTACAGCGAGAGCGGTCCGTACTGGTGTAAGTCAAATGGCAGCAGATATTACAGACGCACGTATGGACGAGATGGATTGGGATATTATCCTAACATCTGCCCATCTGGGAGCCAGAATCGGAAACGGTGGGGATAATTTAACCAATCATTTCTGGTGGCAAGGCAAGTTTTACAGCAAAAGCGGTAATGACCCAAGATTTCCGCCTTTTTCAGTCTGCGGTATGGGAAACGTGCAGGGAATCCATGGGGCAAACTGCCGACACTCCCACGGCCCGGGGGATGGAATAAACAATCCGTTTGAGGACTACGACAGCGAAGAGAATCGCAAAGAATACGAGAAACGGAAACGACAGAGAGAGCTTGAAAGACGTATCAGAAAGACGAAACGACAGTTAATCGGCATGAAAACGGCTGTGGATAATGCAAAGGACGAAGCCTTAAAGCACGATCTTGACATGGAGTATCAGAAAAAGGCGGCACTATTGCAGAAGCAAAACAAAGCCTACAATGATTACTGCAAAGAGAACAATCTTAAGAAGCAGAGCGAACGACTAAACACAGCAGATTGGAACAGGAGTCAAGCATCATCAGCACGAGGTGCAGCGACACGATACAATAATGCACGAGGTAAATAATGGATACTATAAACAAAATTATGGTAGCCTGTGGGTGGATTATAACAATTGGTAGTGCGATAGGAGTCTTATATACTGCCTATAAGCATTACAAGAAGCCTACGGACGATTTGAAACATCGAATAGATCATATAGAGACAGATATTAAAGAAATTAAACAAAAGCTAAATAGTGACTACAGTGCTATTAATAATCAACGTGATGATATGAACCTAGTCATGAAAAGCATGTTTAATTTGATTGAGAACAAGATCACAGGAAACAACATTGAGGGTCTAAAAAAAACCAGAGACGATCTGATAAATGCGTTGACAACACACGACAAACAGTGAGGTGTTTGCTTTTGAAAGTATATGATTTTACCGTACCCGAACTAAATATGTTCCGTACTGATTGCAACTTCACAGATGTTGAAAGAACATTGTTCGAGTATCGGGCAAAGAATATACCACTAGAGAAATGTGCAGAGCTTATGAACGTAAGTCTGTCTACAGCAAAGAGAATCAGCAGGAGAGTTAATAACAAGATTATTAGAGTATGTTAAGGAGAAACATAATGGCTAAATATGTAAAGAAACCAGTTGTGATTGAAGCAGTTACATATGAAGAACTTATAAAAAATGGACATGGTAAACCAATAGAACTTGAATACAATGGATATATTATCAAAAAATATGATGATGATCGCTATATCATTCCAACATTAGAGGGAGATATGTTACTTGGAAAAGATGATATGCTTATAACTGGTGTGGACGGGGAAATCTACCCATGTAAGAAAGAAATCTTTGAAAAGACTTACGAAAAGGCGTAAAAAAGAGGGTATTGAAAAGGCAAAAATCCATGATACAATATAAATGTAACAAGTAATAAGTTGTTGAATAAATTATTATAAGATTTCATTTTTAGTTTTAAATGAGAGTGGTTTGTTTCGGAGATACTTTTTCATGTTATAATACTTTAATCCTTTCTTTATTGTTTTGTTATGTATATAGTACGGTGGATTCCTCACGGAGTCCGTGGAAGTATAACTCAGTTGGTCAGAGTAGTCGGCTCATAACCGACCTGTCACAGGTTCGAGCCCTGTTGCTTCCATTTGCTCACTGTTGTGAGCATGAGAAATCATTTTTGAATTTCCTCAATTTTTTGGTTTAAATTTCATTTTTCAACACGACACCTTTTTTCATCAATTGGTGTTCCTCAATCTTATCCTTATTGTTCAAGCACCATGACCCCTATCATGGTGCTAATTTTTTAATTTAATATGATACTTTTATGAGACTTTAACGACCTGTTAGAGTCTCTTTTTTAATGCGATAATTTACACATAAAAGGGAGGTGGAAGAGTGAACGGATATAACTATAATCCTTATGCACCGATGTATCAAGACACGATGCAATTGCAGGATAGGCTAAATCAGTTACAACAGATGCAACAGCAGTACAATAAACCGATGCAAGAACCAGTCAATCCAGTACCTACGCAAAACGTGAACTGGATACAAGTTGCAGGTATAGAGGGAGCAAAGAACCAGATTGTACAGCCAGGGGCTACAGCATGGATGATGGATAACAATGCACCTTTCTTTTATGTAAAGAGTGTAGATGGAATGGGCAGTGCAACTTTTAAGGTGTTTAGGTTTGAAGAGATACCACCAGAAGCCACGCAGACAGTCCAAAAACAGAATGTAAACTATGATAATAGATATGTTACAAGAACAGAGTTTGAAGAGCTTCTAGCAAAACTAGGAGAGCAACCAGAGAAAGGAGAGTTAAGCAATGAGTAATCCTTTAATGAACATGATAGGCGGTATGATGGGAAACAACAATCCTATGCAGATGGTACAGCAGGTAATGGGCATGGTAAGAGGGTCTAACAATCCGCAGTCTATGGTTGAGAGCATGGCACAGACAAACCCCGCGATCAAGCAGGCAATGGAAATGTGCAAGGGAAAGAACCCACAAGAAGTGTTTAATAGCCTATGTCAACAGCAGGGCATGAATCCACAGGATATTGTGGACAAAGTGAACAAATAGATATTAAGCGGTGCACAGCTTGGTAAATAAATTTATGGAGGACAACAACAATGAATGAAGCAATGGGACTCACTGCGGCAGATGTAGCGGCAGTGACAAAAAATGACGGATATGATAACGGCTTCGGCAACGGTGGTTGGTGGATTTGGATTATTTTAATTGCTTTTCTTTTCTGTGGTAACGGATGGGGAAGAAATAACGATACCGCAACGACCGCAGGCGAAAACGCTTTCTTATCCGATGAGTTTGTAAAGAGAGATATTTTCAATACAAACCAGAACGTATCTAATACAGCTTGTCAGACACAGAGAGACGTATTAGAAAGCAGATACACAACACAGTTAGGATTACAGCAGATGCAGGCACAACAGCAGGCTTGTTGCTGTGAAACACAGAAAGAAGTGCTACAGAACCGCTATGATGCGGCTTTAATGGCACAGAATATGCAGGCACAGATGGCACAGTGTTGCTGTGATATTAAGGAAACAATCCTCGCAGACGGACAGGCTACACGCCAGTTGATGCAGGACAACACAATCCAGAATCTTAGAGATAAACTTGCGGACAGAGATAGAGACTTACAGTTATCTAACTTCCAGATTTCGCAGGTATCACAGACTAAGAACATTGTGGATGCTGTTAGACCATTCCCAACACCTGCATACATTACAGCAAGTCCTTATGTATCCTATAATGGGTATGCATACGGTGGTTGTAACTGCGGAAGTGTAAATGTGTAAATAATTCAAAGCTTGTTGGAGAATCCATATCTACTAAGTAGACTAGCAATATATTGACGATAGGGTGTCGGGTTCGGCATCCTATTTTTGTTTAGGAGGGAAAATTATGTTAAATGCGGTAAATGTAGCACAGCAGGATGTAAACAGTGGTGCAAACGTACTATTTGCGAATACACGATATAGTAGCAGACGTTGTACTTGTAATTATGGGTGGCTGAATCATGTAGAGGGGTCTGGTCTGTTTACGTTAACGAATAGATCGAACTGCCCTATGACTGTAGAGGTAGAATTTAACGGAAATGTATCCGCTAATGCAACAGGAGCAACGGCACTTGCTGTAGAGCTTAACGGAGAAGCTATTGGTGGAACAGAAATGGACTATACAGTAGTTACAGCGAACACATTTCAGAACGTGGGAGCAACAACGGTTGTAACTGTACCATCTGGCGGTAGCTTAATCGTAAGCATCGGAAATGTAGGAACAACAACGGCAATAGTAAAAGATGCGAATATTATTATAAAGCGTATCTCTTAAGGAGGTGCGATCATGATTGAATTTACAAACAATCTTGAAGTAACAAAAACAGAAGATATCTTTGACGAGATCAACAAAAGATATGTAGCGGCTATGATGATACACGGTCAAATGGCAGACTATTTCAACTTCTTAGGTTTGAAAGGCTACAAAAGATTACATGAATACCAGTTTCTTACAGAAAGCTTGGAGAGACGTGAAATATGCAGGTATTTTGTAGATCATCACGGCAAGCTTTTAAAAGATTCTTTTAGCGGTACTATAAAAGTGATTCCCGACTCTTGGTATACAGCCAGTAGACTAAGTATCGGAAAATCCACAAAGCAGAAAGCCGTAGAGGATGGCTTTATAGAGTATCACAACTGGGAGAAAGAGACAAAAGAAGCCTATGAGAAGTACGCACAGCAACTTAGAACGAACGGAAACGTATCGGATGCACTATTTGTAGAATGTCTGGTAAAAGACGTATCTAAAGAGCTAGAAACGGTTGAAAAGATGGTTACTGATCTAATCTCTGTAGGATACGACATGGTGTATATTACAGAGACACAGGACTGCATACATGAGAAATACAAAAAGAAGCTTAAGGAGGTCAAATTATGAGTGAAATCAAACATGTTCTGGAAGAACAGCTAGAAAGAGAAAAAAACTCAGCATTAAAACAGCTCACAACATCTAATCTTGATGCAATGTATAAGATTACAACAACATTATGCAATCTTGAAAAGATGGAGCATGGAGACATAGCGGAAACCGTCATGGATGCAGGAGAGAATCTTATTAAGAAGTACAGCAATGGCAAGTATGATAAAAATATAGATGCATTGTATGACAACTACTTAAGTGCTAAAATGGCATACAAAGAAAACGGAGATCAAGGACACCGTGATAAGCTTATGGAATCGGTCGGTAGATTGATGGTGGAAGTGTATGATATGCTTTCTTCTATGGTTATTGATTCCGACTTTATGGACGAGAGAAAAGAGATACAGCGACAGATAAAGAAACTTGCGGAAATGTAAAAAAAGAGGGTATTGAAACGGCATATTTTAGGGTTTACAATAAATATGTAGGAATTATGCAGATTTGCTACAGCCTCCTTGTAAGTACAGAGTTTTTTAAGCGTTTTTGGTTACATGACGACAGGAAAAGAGTTCGAGGCTCGAGTGGGGTTCAAGTCCCCACATTTCTTTTACCTTGACTTAGGTATATAAGTCTTAATCCATTACCGCAGACATAGCGGTATACAAACAATGTAGGAGGATATATATGCAGAATTACGAACAGATTTTAGCAGAATTAGGAATCGAAATCCCAGAAGAGAAAAAGGCAGAGCTTAAAAAAAGACATGCCGAAAATTACAAGACTGTAGCTGACTACAATAAACAGGTAGAGAAAAAAGATGAATACAAAACATCTTTAGACGATGTACAGACCAGATTAGCAGAATTAGAGAAAGAAGATGTTGACGGTCTTAAGACTAAGATTACAACATTAACACAGGAGCTTGCAGACGAAAAAGAAGCAAGAGCAAAAGAAGCTAAGCAGACAGAGTTAAGAGACAAGGTAAAAGATTTCTTATCTGATAAAAAATTTGTAAATGCAATCACAGAAGACTCTATCCGTTCCCAGATGATTCAGAAGTTAGAAGAAGAGAATGGGAAAAATGCAGAAGATGTATTTAAAGAACTTACTACTAAAGATGGGAAACCAATTGAGAATATCTTGGTTGACGAAAAGAAAGCACCAGCTCCTAATATCCCAAGCTTTACGACTAAGTTCAACAGCGGAGAGCAGAAAAAGGGAACACAGAAGTTAAGGGAAATGTCTTTAGACGACAGAATGAAGCTTAAGGCAGAGGACCCAGACTACTATGCAACCTTATTAAATGACAGATAGATAATACCGACTCACAGTATGGAAGTGAGCCGCTAACCTAAAAATCCCTTAATAGTTGTAGGTAGATGGGACAAAGAAAAGTCCTTATCTATTCTTATTTAGGGGTAGAAAGGACTTTTTTTATGCCAAGAACAGGATCATTTGGTGGTTTTGATTTTGACCCAGAGGTTTTCGCTGAGTTTATGTCAGAAAACCCAACATGGAATGATGTGATTATTGCATCTGGTGTGTTAGCACAGGACAATACAATCATGGACTTAATCGGAGAAAAAGGAAACGTTGCAACAATTCCTTTTTATACACCGATTGATGAACAAGACTCACAGGCTTTGAACAACGATGGAGAAACAAACAATACACCTGTTGAAATCACAGGAAAGAAACAGACTTGTATGTTAATTCAGAGAATGAAAGCTTGGAAAGCAAAAGACTTTACAAAAGAGTTAACAGGTGCAGACCCTATGACTCATGTTGCAAACTCTGTTGCAGGATTTTATAAGCAAGTAAGAACACGTGACTTAATGACTACAGTTGATGCAGTTTTAAGCCTGTCTGGTATGGAAAACCATATTACAGACTTATCTTTAACTGGCGAGGGCACTGTAGGAGATGCAAACAAAATTGATGATACAACACTTATCTTCGCACAGCAGAAAGCTTTAGGAGATTCCGCTGACAAGATGGGATTACTTGTATTAAACTCTTACATCTACGCAAAGTACAAAGCAATGGGACTTGTTGATTACAACAAATACACTATTACTAACGCAGTAGAAAGAGAAGTAAATCTTCCTACAATCGGTGGATTTATTCCACTGGTAACAGACAGATTTACAGTTGATACAACAGGAACAAACCCAGTATACAAAACTTATATGCTTGGTACAGGTTCAGTATTGACTTGTGATAAGACTAACTATGAAAATCCTTATTATACAGACTATGACCCAGAAACATCTGCCGGTATTGAAAAGCTGTATACAAAACAGGGTTATGTATTACATCCTAACGGATTTTCTATCAATGCTAACAAGATTGCAAAAGAGTCTCCTACAAACGCAGAGTTAGGAGCTAAAGGAAACTGGTCTTTAGCATTTAACCAGAAGAATATCCGCATGGGTGTTATTAAATCCAACGGATAAAAAGGAGTGTGATTTCATGGCGTACATTGACTATGAATATTACAAAACCCTTTTTGGAGAGAAAGCAATCCCAGAAGCAGACTTTAATCGTCTGGTCTGGGATTCTTGCAAGAAGATAGATAATGCCACAACAGGCGTGGACAATGTCAAAAAGCTTAAGATTGCTTTTCCAACAGATGAAGATGATGCAGAAGCAGTTAAAAGATGTGTTTGCGAACTTCTGTCAATCACATATAAGATTGAACAGGCAGAAACGAGAGTTGAAGCATCACATGGTTATATCACATTAGAAGATGGGACAGTGATGAGCAAGCAGGTAGCATCTAAGAGTGCAGGAAACGAGAGTATAAGCTATGTGACTTCCAGTAACGCAGGTACGGCTACATTGATAGATAAGTGTCTGGCAGACAAAGAAGCACAGAAGCAACTATACGATGATAAGATAAGAGATTATCTGTCTGGCATCACTGATGCTAACGGAGTTAACTTGCTGTACATGGGAATATATCCAAGATAAAAAAAACGGAGGGATACGATGTATAACGATACAATCACACTTTTTAATAGGTATGAAAGTAAATTAGGAGATACATGGTATCCCTCTATTTTGCATAATACAAACCTAAACATGGATAAAGCAAGCATCGTTGCAAAGTACGGTTCTGACTCACAGGACAATGCTGTATTAAACGTGCAGTATAGCCTAAAAAGCGGTCAAAAGATGGTAGGGAGTAAATTATGGCTACCGCCTAAAGAATGGTGTAAACAGACGAATGATAAGTTGTCAGAAGCACTTACGTTTAGTTCTAAGGCAAACGGTTTTGATTTCTTTATCGTTGGCGAATGGAAGAATGAAGAACCGATTGCAGAGGATGATTATATTGACGGATTCTATGAAGAAATGAAACTTAAGTATGATTATGTCTTTGCAATAACTGGAAGTGCCTTTTACGACATAATCCCGCACTTTGAGGTAATGGCTAAGTAGGTGGTTATATATGGCTAAGAAAAAATTAGGAAATGTTAATGTGAATACACAGAACATGAGAGCTAATATCAGTCTGGCGAGATTCGATGAACAAATACAAAGTGCTCAATATTGGTTAGATAGTCAAGTTATGACTGATATGGTTCCATATATGCCACATGAAACAGGTACATTCATTAACGTAACGAGAGCAAAAAGTGCTTCTCTTGCAGGTACTGGAATGGTGTGTGCAGGTACTGGACCGATGGGACGTTTCTTATACTATGGTAAAGGTATGGTTGACGAATTAACAGGGTCTCCGTGGGCGAGAAAAGGTGCTAAGAAAGTATTAGTCACTGAATTTGCAGGACATACAAATGCAAAAGTTGACTTAAGCTACCAGAATCCAAAAGCAACTCCAAAATGGTTTGAAACAGCAAAGAAGAATCACGGTAAAGCATGGGTTACTCATGTTAAAAAGCAGGCAGGAGGAAGTTGATGGCAGAAGAAAAGAAACTAGTCAAGTATGACATTGATGGTTTTGACGTGATCACAACAGCATTGCAAGAACTGGTAAATCAATTCCCAGAACTAAGAGAGGGAGACGAAATTGCATTTTCTACATTAGATGATGCAAGCGGAAAAGCAATGTTCCCAGTAAGCGGTGCAGTGATTGAATCAGAAAAAGAGAGTATCACTGGACACGTCACACAGGTATGTCTGTATCCGTTTTGCGTGATATATCGTGCAAGCGGTACAAAACCAAAGAGGAAAGCAGACATTAAGGAGTGGTTGGATAACCTTGGTAAATGGTTGGAAAAGCAAACAATCACAATTAAAAACAACACATATAAACTAGAAGAATATCCAGTGCTGACAGGCAATCGAAAGTTTTTAACGATTGACAGACAGACACCTGCATATTTGGACAGTATAAACGAAAACAAGTCTGAGAATTGGGCTATCAATATTTCTGCCCGATATCAAAACGACTTTGATAGATAAATTAACTATTAACTGGTCTACGACAGGATGTAGATCACTGACCTTGAAAAGATAAAGGAGAATCATAATGGCAGTTACAACAGGTAAAATTGACCGTAAGTATATGGCTCATTTCTTAGATGCAGGCTCTTTGTGCGGTGGTAAAACACCATCCTATGAACGTCTTGGAAAAGACTTAGAAGAGTACAATGTCGAACTTAATCCCGATACAGAAACAAGTAAAAATATTATCGGAGAATCTACATTCAAACACAACGGATATGAGGTTTCCTCAGAAGCCGACCCTTATTATGCAGAAGCTGACAGCACATTAAGCCAGAAGTTGCAGGAGATTATCGACAATCGTTACAAAGACGATAATCTGAAAACTACCGCAGTAGAAGTACACCTATGGAAAGAAGCATCAAGCGGAGCTTATGAAGCATACGCAGAAGATTGTTATATTGTTCCAACATCCTACGGTGGAGACACAAGTGGTTACCAGATTCCATTTACAGTTAACTACGCAGGAAACCGCAGAAAAGGTACTTACAACGTAACATCCGGAACATTTTCAGAAAGTGCTACACAGGACTTAAAAGACAACAGCAAAGCAGTTTTATCATAACAAGGAGTGCAGGATATGGAAGAACTTAGACGAAAAGTCAAAACTGGGGCATTAAATGTAATTTTAACGAATGAAGATGATGAGGAAATCGGAAGATTCCCATTCAACCCAGTTGATTTAAATATCGTAAGAAGATACGAAGAAGTTGTTACTAATTTGGAAAAGATGGAACTTCCAGAGGATGCTACAGAACAGGATATCTTAGAACTGTCTGACAAATTAGAGGGGCAGATTGATTACTTGCTTAACTCTAAAGCTTCTAAGTCTGTATTTGCTATTTGCAATCCGCTAACTCTTACAGAAAGCGGAGATTTCTTCATCGAGAACATCATCGTGGAAATCGCAGATATTATTGAGCAGGTAACAGACCAGAGAATTAAGAAGAAACAGGCGAAAATTAAAAGGGCAACGTCTAAATATCACAAATAATGGAAGTTTGGGAACTTCCTACATCCATAGTAGTTGGTGGCATAGATTATGAAATACGCACAGATTTTCGTGCAGTTCTGGACATTTTAAAAACATTTAATGACCCAGACTTTGAGAACGATGAAAAGTGGATTGTTTGCCTTACCATTTTATACGTTGATTTTGGAAATATGCCACCACAAGACTATGAAGAAGCTATTGAAAAAGCCATCGAATTTATTGACATGGGTATCAAAGATGATGGGAAGAAACAACCTCATGTGATGGATTGGGAACATGATGCACCAGTTATCATCCCATCTGTTAACCGTGTACTTGGAAAAGAAATACGAGCTATGCAGTATTTACATTGGTGGACTTTTTTAGGAGCTTACATGGAAATTGGAGAGTCTTTGTTTTCGCAGATTCTTAGTGTTCGCATGAAGAAAGCCAAAGGAAAGAAACTGGAAGATTGGGAAAGAGAGTTCTACAAAGAAAATAAAACGCTTATTGACCTAGATGTTAAATATTCCGAAGAGGAATTAGAAGAACAGAAACGTTTGAACGATTTACTGAATGGGAAAGGGGCGTGATTGAATGGCTACACAAAAAGCGGATGGAAGTATTTATATCAAAACAGAAATTGATACAACCGAAGCAAAAGCAAGTGTGAAAGAAATCGCATCTCTTTTAAAACGTTTATCCAATCAAGTAAAAACCATTGGAAAATCAATGGAAAAAGCCATAAGTGGCGGTATAAAAGCACCAGATACAAAAGGTATGGATGTTGTCGAAGAAAAAGCAAAGACCGTGGCTGAGGAACTGGAAAAGACCGCACAGGCAGAAAAGAAGCTAGAAAGCATAGATATTAAATCTAATGCACTTGATACGTTAGATAAAGCGATAGAAACCACAGGACAGAAGCTTGCAGAGTTGGAAAAAGCACAGATGGATGTATTCAACAGAAATCAGAGTGCAACTTCTTCCCCTGCATTTCAAGCAATGGAGAGTGCCGCTTCTAAATTAGATCAGCAATATGAACAGTTGATTGCAAAAAAGAAGCAGTTGGAAACATCTACAACAGGAAAGACTGGACTGCCTAAGACTGGAAAGTTGACAGGTGGAACAGGTCTGGCAAGTGAGGAAAGTGCTAACGCATTAGCTAAACTTAATGCAGAGATCACAGGCACAGAAACAAAAGTAGAACTGTTAAATAACAGCTTGGAGCAAACAGCACAGGCACAACAAAAGATAAGTGACAGCTCTATCAATACTACAGCTTATCAGATTCTTGAGCAGACACTACAGCAGGTAGAATCACAGTTTAATCAAGTTGCACAGACTCAGCAAGAGTTGTTCGCAAGGAATCAGAGTGTTACTTCATCTCCTGCTTTTATGGCATTAGAGAGTGCGGCAGAGAAGCTTGGTCGGCAGTATGATTCATTACTTGCTAAGAAACGGCAGTTAGAAAGCGGTGGGGGAGCAGTACAAACACCTGCGATCAAGACAGCCCCTATGACTGGTGCATATTCTGCCACGGCATCTAGTGCAAGTCAAAAAGCTTTGGATGCCTTAAACAAAGAAATAACACAGACAGATGCAAAAGAAAAAGGACTTGTTAACACAAATAGTAGGCTTGGTTCATCATTTAAGAATGTCAGTCAGTCTGTGGACAGTGCTAAGACAAAGACAGGCGGTATTTCATCTATCTTTAGTAGAATGGGTGGAGTAGTATCTGGACTTGGAAAACGTCTTGCAGGACTGGCACAGAACTTCACAAGCACTACAAACAGTGCTAACAATGCAAGATTTTCAATCGGTCGAATGGTTGGAATGAGTATCTTATATTCTACTGTTTTTGGTATGATTTCTAAAGTAAATAGTGGAATCATGACAGGTATAAATAACCTTGCTCAATATTCGTCTGCTACTAATGCTTCGATATCTTCTATGATGTCGGCATTAACACAGCTACAGAACAGTTTAGCAACAGCATTTGCACCAATACTGTCTGTAGTAGCACCTATATTAACGGCATTTATAAATATGCTGTCAAGAGCGATTACTTATGTAGGTATGTTCATAGCAGCACTGACAGGACAGAAATCTTTTACAAAAGCAAAAGCTGTACAAGAAGATTATGCTGCATCGTTGCAAAAGACTTCTAAGAGTTCTAATAGTGCAGCGAAGTCTACAAAGAAAAACGCAAATGCAACAAAAAAAGCAAATAAAGAGATGCAGACATATCTTTCTGGTCTGGACGAAATCAGACAGTATCAGAAAGAAAAAGACAATACACCTAGTTCAAACTCAACGCCATCAACAGGTGGCGGAGGTGGTGGCGGATACACGGGACCATCCATTGGAGATATGTTTGAGAAAGTTCCTATTGAATCTTCTATTGCAGACATTGCTAAGAAGATTAAGAACCTCATAAAGAAAGAGGACTGGGAGGGACTTGGGACTTACATTGCATCTGGTATCAATAAAGGATTGCAAAAAATCTATGATGCCATCAATTGGGATAATGTAGGCCCGAAGATTACATATTTTGTGAACGCATTTACACGGACATTCAATAGTCTTGTTGATCACATAGACTGGGATTTAATGGGACGTACTGTGGGTGCAGGTATTAATACAATTGTCAACACACTGAATCTGTTGATAGAGGGAATCAATTGGAAAAATCTTGGTTCAAAAATTGCAACAGGTATCAACGGCTTATTCAATGAAGTGAATTGGAATAATGTAGGGCGGTTGTTTACGAATAAAATAAATGTTCCGTTTCAAATGTTAGAGGGAGCTGTAAATACTCTTAACTGGGCAAAAATAGGAACGTCAATAGGTGGATTTTTGAATGGTGCGATCAACCAGATAGATGTTAAGTCTATTGGTACAAGCTTATCTGGATTAGCATTAGGAATATTAACAACATTAGATAATGCACTTACTACAACAAACTGGTCACAGCTTGGCACAAAATTAGCAACATTATTAACATCTATTGATTGGGTTGGAATATTTGTTAGTGCAATATCTGTTGCAGGAAAAGCAATCACGGCATTAACACAGCTTGGTGTGTCTTTTATGGATAACTTGGCAAAAGGTATTACAAATGGGACACAGCAGTTTATTAGTAAGGGATTATCAGCATTGACGAGTTTTACTGCAAACTTAAGAATAAATGCAGGAAAATTAGTAGATTCTGGTCTAAATCTTATGTTGAATCTTGCAAAAGGTATTGCTAATTCGCTTCCAGACATAATCAAAAATGTTCCACAGATTGTTAGCAATATTGCAAATACAATCAATGACAATGCACCTAAAATATTGATGGCAGGCATACAACTTATTGGGATATTGATTAAAGGATTGATTCAAGCAATCCCTACTCTTATTGCGAGTATTCCACAAATTATAGTAGCTATGGTTAATGTATTTACAGCGTATAACTGGTTATCACTTGGTAAAAGTTTAATTACAGGTATTAAAAACGGTATTGTAGCTGCAAAAAGTACAGCAGTTGAAGCTATGACAAATACATATAATGGGTTGCTTAATGCGATAAAGAATTTACCATCTAAACTTAAAGGACTTGGAGAGAATGGACTTAAGGAGATGGGGAACGGAATTACTGGAAAATTATCCGGATTAAAAACAACGGCAGGGAAAATATTGACCAATATCATAGAAGCGGTTAAAAATCTTCCTAAAGAATTATCAAAAAAAGCTACATCTGCGATAAGAGATATGAAAACTACATTTAAAAATGTCGATTGGGGCAGTGTTGGAATGAATGTAGTAAAAGGTATTGCAAAAGGTGTTGGAGATTTTGCATGGATTTTGGTTGATAAAATGACAGGTCTTGCACAAAAGGCGTGGGAGGGTGTGAAAGATTTCTTTGGAATCCATTCTCCATCACGACTTATGAGAGATACAGTAGGTAAGATGATTCCTGCGGGTATCACAGTAGGTTTGGAAAAAGCTTTTCCAGATACGATTGATACATTACTAGATCAGTCAAAGCAGTTGGCGAATGTACCATTTACATCACCGTATGTAGCAAGTGGAGCGGTAATACCTGCGAAAGCATCCGCAGTGATCGCACAAAAGCAACACAGTACAGATAGCAACAACAATGACGTACTTAATCTACTAGAACAGCTATTATCTGTTATGAAGTCCTTAGAATCAGACAACAGCGGTAACGATGGTGGGGATTATCATTTCACAGCACAGATTAACCGCAGGACGTTATTTGATGAATTTATCGAAGAAGCAAAACTAAGACAAATGAGTAATGGTAGAAATCCATTCAGCCTTGCGTAGAAAGGAGTAAAAAATGGCACAGGATTATATAAAAATCAATAATAAAAAAGTCTGGCAACCAGATTCAGACACAGCTGTAGCATTTGAAACTACCTATACGCAAGGTAGCACAAGGGCACAGTCTGGTAAAGGAAAGTTTACCCCGATGTTCACAGTAGAGCGATTTACATACAGTGCATCGGATGTGCCAATGTCTAAGGTTACGGAAATATTAGAAATGGTGGCACGTGGTAAATCTTTTGATTTACATTATTTTTCTGTATTTTACGGAGAGTGGAGAACAGCAAAGTTTTATGTCGGACAGGTATCGGACATTAAGATAAAAACACTTAAAAATAACCATGAAAAAGTATCAAGTATATCTTTCAATATGCAGGGGGTTAACCCGATATGATAAATGTAAGTGATGAATTTAAACAGCTAATGACAGAACGACAAGATTTTAAATGCAATGCAGAAGTAACGCTTGCGAATGGAACTGTACTGCCATTAGGAGAAGATGATTTTTCAATAGATAACAATAGTCTGGTCGATGCGGCAGGTGCTAACACCATTCCTTTAGGTGTTGCACTCAGCCGTAATGTCCAGTTAGAAATCATGAATGACGATGATCACTTATCCAATTATGACTTCTTTGGAGCAAAAATAAGACTGTATATAACATTTGAATTATCAGAGACAACAGAAAAAATTGAATACGGTACATTTACAGTTACACAGCCAGAGGGCTACGGAAACGTTGTAACTATTGTCGGATACGATGATATGTACAAAGCTGATAAGGCATACAGCACAACATTGACGTTCCCTGCGACAGCAAAGAGCGTGTTAATTGATAGTTGTGATACCTGCGGTATCTTGATTGGAAATAGTAACTTTTTACATAATGACTTCCAGATACCAACCATGCCATCTAGTGAGTATACACACCGACAGATTATAGGTTTTATCGCTATGATTGCCTGCGGAAACGCAAGAATTGACCGTACAGGACATTTACAGATAATGACCTATGATTTTAACTATGACAGCGGCAATGTTCATACTTTGACCGATTACAACACTCTGACGAATGATACAAACGATGTGCAGGTAACAGGCGTGCAAATGACAAAGACTGTCACTAAGACAACAACCGATGAAGATGGTAACGAAAATGAAGAAGATGTGGAAGAATTAGTCAAATACGGTTCAGATGGCTACGTTTTAGAAATAGAGAATCCGTTAGTTGCAGGTCATGAAGAAACATTAGTTTCTTGGATTTATGAAAGATTCAAGGATGTAACGTTTCGTGGATTTACGATGGATTATATTTCTTATCCAATTGCAGAGTTTGGAGACAAGATAAAGATTACAGACTGGCGAGGTAAAAGCTTCTATTCTGTATTAACAGATGTAAACTTTGTATTCTTTGGATATACAACACTTAAAAATAGTGCAGAATCTCCAATGAGAAATCAAAGCAATTACACGTCAAGTGAACAAAAAGCACTGATTCAAGGGAAAGAATTAGTTGAACGTGAAAAGACAAATCGTGAAATTGCAGTTAAAAAGTTAAATGATACATTAAAAAACAGCTCTGGCATGTATTCTACAGCAGAAAAACAACCAGACGGCTCTACTATTTACTATTTGCACGATAAACCAACAATCGCAGAATCACAGAATGTTATCAAACTAACAGCCGAAACAATTGGTTTTTCCACGGATGGAGGTAAAAATTATCCATATGGTTTTACAATCACAGGCGAAATGATAACAAGATTGCTTTATGTAGAGGGAATTAATGCAGATTATATTAATACTGGTGCATTGACAGTCAAGGATAAATCTGGAAATATTATCTTTTTTGCAGACATAGAAACTGGTACTGTAAGGATTTCTGGAGATAACGTCACAATAGGTGGAAAGACTGCAACAGAAGCGATTAATGACGCAATCAATGAAGCGAAAAAGTCTCGTGCTATGATTATAAATCTTGACAAGGACTATCAAGCAATCACAACAGATTACAAAGGAGAATACACAGCGTTTCCAGAATGTCACACGACAGCACAAGTGTTGTGGGGGCATACAGATATATCTAACGATTGCAGTTATAGTATTCAGAAATCTAGTGGAATTGTAGGCTCTTGGGATAATACAACTCATACTTACACTGTAACAGCATTGATTGCAGATACAGGGTGGATTGATATTACAGCAAATTACCTTGATACATATACAGTTACAAAGCGTTTTGATGTTGCAAAGGTTAAAAGTGGTGCACCGGGTGCACAAGGAGACGGTACTTACCTACACATTAAGTATAGCAACGATGGTGGTAAGACGTTTACGGATGCAACAGTAGGCTCATGGATAGGAACTTGCGTAGATAGCAACGTAGAAGCACCCCTCGATGTTAATGCGTATACTTGGGCGAAAATCGAGGGAAAAGCAGGTCGTACATACTTTATGGAAACATCATCTAGTATTGTAAAAATGTCAGCGGACAGTACAATAGTTCCAAACTTCATTACATTGTCTGGTTATTATCGTGACGGAACAGAAACAGCACGTACAGCTTATAAGTGCCGATTTAAGATTGAAGAGACAGCAGACAATGAGACGTACAACACTGTATACACATCGACAGAAGATGAAACTGATATTACTCATGCATTGTACTCTGCATTAGCAACAGGCTCAAATGGAATTAGTGCTGATGAAACTAACGGAATCGCAATTTCACGAAATCTTACAGCACTTAGATGTACGATGTATGCAGCAGGTGGATTCACACAGATTCTTGACATTGAGACAATCCCAGTTGCAATAGACGTTGATGCACTAACACACGAAGATATATTTAATCTGTTGACGAATAATGGAGCATGGCAAGGTATTTATCGTGGCTCTGACGGTAAGTTGTATATCAACTTTACTTATGCTAGAGGTGGAACATTAAATCTTGGTGGAAAAGCTGATACATATGGAGACGGGGAATTACACGTTTATAATTATTTCGACAAAGAAGTTGTGACGATAGACAATAAAGGGATTATAGTACTGAATTATTCACTTGGAATTTCGGCTGATGAAAAGCCAATATCATATGTGTGTATAACACCAGACGTGTTCGGTGGTATATATATATCTGAAAACAAGGATGGAACTGGTGCATGTGCGATTTTGTCCCCAGATGAGATTATATTAAAAAATAACAGCAGTGGACCACTTACAGTACAAACAGACATAACAATGCATATGACGGATGAATCACTTTATCTTGGGTCGACAAGTGAATATAAATTTCATTTTGGAAAAGAAAGATCAAGTTTTTATCAGCCAGTTACTATTGGCGGAAGTTTGTCTGTTACCGGAGAAAAAAACAGAATAATAGATACAGAAAATTATGATACAAGAAAGCAGTATTGTTATGAAACAGCAACCCCATATTTTGGAGACATCGGAACAGCACAAACTGATGAAACAGGAAAATGTTACATAGACATTGACGATATATTTGCAGAAACAGTAAACACAGGTGTTGAATACCAAGTATTCTTGCAGAAAGAGGGACAAGGCGACATATGGGTAGAAGAAAAGACCGATAGTTACTTTGTCGTAAAAGGTACTGAAAATCTTAAGTTTTCATGGGAAATCAAAGCAATTCAGAGAGATTATGAGTTTGAACGACTTGAAAAATTCGACAACTCAGAGAAAGAAGAAGTAATTGACTACGAGAAAGAATACATGGAAGAAATCAACGATTTGATTAAAGAACAGGAGGAAATGTTAAATGAAACAGTTGAGTAGCTTTATGGTATTAAACATTGACGGTGGAGACAGAGTAACATACACATACAACAAGATTGACGATAGCACAGGCGAACCAATCAGCAGAAATAATAAGGGTAATTTCTATGTAGTTGACGATGAATTGAAAGTGCATATTGATGCTATTAGAAACTTTGTTAAAGATAACAAACTGAATGATTAAGGAGTGATATTATGGCAATTAATATACCTTTAATACATATCTCAGATTTAACAGAGAAAAAGACTATCTCAGATTCAGACTACATGCTTACTGGTGGGAGTACTGCTAGTAAGGTTAAGTGGTCAACAATCGTGTCCTTAATTAAAACTAAATTAGGGATTGGAAATATAGAAAACAATATAAGTGAAATACAATCAGATATTTCTACGTTAAAGTCTGACTTAAAAGATGCATTTGTAACGCAATATGCCGAATTGAATGGTAATGGAAACAACTATTTTTATATTGATCGTAAACAAGGTTATCGCTTGAGTTCTGCGATATTGCATGTATATGATACTGGTTATATACGTGTTGAAGCAATATCTCAGGAAGTTAACAATGAGAATCTTTATGTGTTATGGACAAATAATAGTTATCCAAAAAACAAAAAAATTGGCTGTGATCTTGTATGGATCAAAGAAAACTTCTGATTTTGATACGATTATAGTAGGAACATCTGTCTCAACAGTAAGTCAAACGGTATAAGTGCCGATTGTAGAAAGTATCGAAACATTAACCGATGGTGAATTAAGGAGGGTATATGAACGTAGACATGACGTTTTCCGTTTTGTCGGAAAATTTTAGCACAAAAATCATTACAGAAGTAAAAGAGGTGGATACAAATGGCAAAGATAAATGATTTACCGCTGTTGCCTAATCCGACAGAAGATATGTATTGTCTGGTTGGAAAAGATAATTTAAAGAAAGTACCGTGGTCTGCGATTATGGGGCAGATTGGAGCACCTTATATTGCAACTACTGTCGCAGGTATGACAGACAAAACAAGAGTCTATGTCTATCAAGGTAGTGAGTCTGGTTATACAAGTGGCAATTGGTATTACTGGAATGGGTCTGCATGGACTTCTGGTGGTGTTTATAATTCGGCTGCGGTAAACACAGATAAAACACTTACACAATCAGATAAACCTGCGGATTCGGCTATAGTTGGAAAGGAAATTGGTTCACTAAAGGGAGATTTAGAAATCGAAAAAAATCATACGGAAACAGAATACAAAGAAGAAGTTGTACAATTAGAAATAACGGAAGGACAGGCAATTAGTACAGATGGAGAGCTGTACTCTTCTGCGTATGCAAGATGGGGGAAAGCTTCGGTAGAAGGATTGTGTAAAATAAAAGTGAGTGGACGCTCGCAACAAAACAAAAAATATCCATTAATATCATATTTTGACACTAACGATAAATTGTTAGGTAGTGATTGTGGGGATGGAACTGCCAAAAACTATGTAGATATCGAATTGACAACACCATTAAGAACGGCATATGTAAAAATTAATGGTGCACAAGGAACTAGTACATCTGTAGGACCCAAATTGACAAAAGTATCACAACTAACAGTAAAAGAATTTTTGAACAAAAATAAAAATAATGATAATCCTTTATATGGTAAAAAAATAGTATGTATGGGAGACAGTATAGTAAAAGGACAAGGCTATAACGGGGATACAAAAGGTAACAAATCATATGTTGACATGATTGCAGAAAAAAACAACATGACTTGTATAAATTATGCTGTATCAGGTGCTACGATTATGTCTGGGACAAACGAAACAGTATTTCACATCTGCGATAATATTGAAACAATGGATGAAGATGCCGATTATATTATTGTTGGTGGTGGATATAACGATCATATCTATAGAGGAACTATTGGAAGTCTTACAGATGATTATACTAGCGAAATAACAAATACATCAAGAATAATCGGTGGAACTGAATATATGTGTCGAAAACTATTGGAAAGATATGAAGGAAAAAAGATTCTTTTTGTGTTTTCTCACAAAATTAAAGATACGCCATATACAAAAATAAATGATTATAATAATGGTTCGCACACAATGACAGAAGTACACGATGCTATTGAGAGCGTGTTGAAAAAATACAGTATGCCATATTGTGACCTATACAACATAAGTTGTTTCAATACAGCTATATCAAGTTATCTCAAATATACAGCTAATAATGATGGTACACATCCAACCAAAGAAGGTTATGAAAAATTTTACGTACCATACGTAGAAGCAAAATTAAAATTATTATAATTAACTAAAGGAAAATTTAGTTAATCAAAAGAAGTTTTATCAAGTATAAAAAAACCCCCTACAAACTGTAGTGGGGAAAGTATAAAATTGAAGATTAAGTATGAAAAATCTTCAAATACATATTAACATATATTTCCACAAAATGAAAGGAGAAATCATGAATCTTAAATTACGTTTCAAGAATAAAGCAACATTAGTAGCATTGGCTTCTGCCTTAATTGCATTTATCTATCAGATTCTAGGAATCTTAGGTATCACAGCACCAATCGCACAGGATGAAGTATCACAGCTTGTAGGTATCATCCTTAATATCTTAGTGGCTGTCGGGGTATTGGTGGACCCAACAACAAAGGGAATCGGGGATAGCGAGCTTGCAAAGAACAAGACGGATATTGCTGAGGTAATCGAATATAAGGAGGACTAATATGGCACATACGGTAGACAAGCTTCTTACAGTAGCAAAAGGAGAAGTCGGATACTTAGAGAAGAAAAGCAAGAAGAATCTAAACAGTAAGACAAAAAACGCAGGTAGCAACAACTACACTAAGTACGGAGCATACTTTGGTATTAACGGACCAGATGCTTACTGGTGTGACATGTTTGTGGATTGGTGTATGGTGCAGGCATACGGCAGGGATGTAGCAAAAAAACTCTTACATGGATTTAGTGCATACACTCCAACATCGGCGCAAAAATTCAAAGACAATGACCAGTGGCATAAAACACCGCGGATTGGAGATCAGATTTTCTTCAAAAACTCTCAAAGAATCTGTCACACTGGGATTGTGTATGCAGTAACTGATGAGATGGTGTTCACGATCGAGGGAAACACATCTAATGGAACAGCCGTTGTACCAAACGGTGGTGCTGTATGCAAGAAATCCTACGCAAAGAGTAACAGCCGTATCGCAGGATATGGACGACCTAAATATGATAACGTAAAAGTATCATACAGCGTTGTAAAAAAGAACTCTTCCAAGAATGCGATCAAGTGGTTACAGAAGAAGCTGAACGCAAATTGTACATATGCAAACGAACATCCATTAGCGGTTGACGGAATCTGGAAAGCAAAGACAACGCAAGCCTTGAAGAAATACTGGAAACAGTTAGGATGGAACACGTCTGGAACATATGCAGGAAAGAAAACTTGCACAGCTTTGAAAAAAAATCGAAAAAAGTAGTTGCAATGTCGAAAATGATATGATATTATAAACAACGTTGAAGCGAGAATGTTCCATTTTCGTTCCAACCAAAATTGAGAAAACATGAGTTTATGCGGTTTGAGAGCATTTTGACCCCTTGACTTTTAATCAAGTTGTCCGGGGTTCGAATCCCCGCACGCTCACTTTAAAAAGCACGGTTGCCAAATGGCTAAATACCGTGCTTTTCTTGTATT